TGATTGCTTGCTGCTTCGGCACGGGCTGCATGTTGCGGGGATACGAGGTCCGGAAGTCCGGACTCTCGCTTGTCGTGATGCCGTTCAGGATGGGGATCTGCATCGTGGTCCCCTACCAGCCGCGCCAGGGCTTGTTGCCGGCGCCAGCGAGCGGCAGGCCCGAGCACTGGCCAGAAGCAGGCGCAACGGCGGCGCCCAGCAGGGCGGTGTAGCCGCGGTGAGCCGCGCTGCGCGTCTCGGCGGTCAAGGTCTTGCCGCGCCCGGCGGCCAGCTTCATGTAGACCGCCTCGACGGCGGTGTCCGGAATGCCGGCTTCGTCATCGATGTTCGAGGCGTCGGGGTTGGCGGGCAGCAGGTAGCCGATCGAAATGCCGACCCCGCACCAGGCAGCCATCATGGTGTCGAGCTTGCGCAGCGCCTCCTCCAGCTGGTCAGCGTCGAGATCGAACACGAAGTGAGCCAGGGCCAGCTCGCCGAATGCGGCCTCGATCAGTTGCTTCTTCGTCCAGGCCATGGCATCAGCCTTTCATCAGGATGTAGATGCAGGCCCAGGCGAGCTTGCACGCGAGGTGAATGGCCTGGTCGAGGTGCAGGGAGATTCTGTTCTCGCACTTCAACCAGTCGGTGAGGGCGTGGATCACGACTTCGGCCAGCATCAGGATCGGCAGGCCGGTGATCAGCAGGACGAATCCGCCGTGGATGACGGCATGCGCGCCCAGGGCGTGCGGCCAGAACAGCTTCCCGAGGGCGGTGTTGCGGTTCTTCGCCTCGGAAAGGAATGGGCCCTGCAGCGGGTAGTCGGCCAGTGCGTGTGCGAACACCAGGAGCAGGAGCACCGCGCTGAAGTCGATCGATCCGAACATGATCAGGCGCCCAGCTTCGTAGCAATGCGCTCGGCCAGCTTCTTGTCGCCGATGTTGGGCGAGAATTCGATGCAAAGCTCAGCCGCCTTGATTTCCAGCTCGGCGCGGGTCGGCGGGGCGTCTGCCTGTTCCTGCTGCGCTGCTGCCGCCGCGACTTCAGCTGCCGCGCGCTCTTCGGTAGCGATGCGGTCTCGTTCGGCCTGCTCAGCCTGCTCGCGGGCTTCGGCTTCACGTGCTGCCTGCGCGTTCGCTTCCGCCTGCGCCGCGCGCACGCGCTCTTCTTCGGCGCGGTCCGCAGCTTCCAGGCGCGCCCGGTGCTCACGCTCAGGCGCTTCCGCTGCGCCGAGCGTGGTCAGATGCCAGCCGCCGGCCAGCGCCGCGTCGAGCTCGTCCCGGTTGTTGACGATGTTAGTGGCGAAGCGGCCGCCATGGATTTCTTCGGTGCCGCCGGCCTGGTAGACCATGCGGGGGAATTCGTTTTGGTTCATCTGGTGCACCTTTTAAAAAAATGGCCCGCACGTGGCGGGCCGGGAAGCCCGGAATTAACCGGGAGGGAGACACCCAGGAGGGATTAGGTCTGGCCGAACAGGACGACGCCCATCATTTCCGGGTTGGTCGCGCCCACGCCGAAGCGGGTGTCGCAGCGGTAGAAGTACTGCTTGGTGTTGATGTTGAAGGCCTTGTACATGATCACCTCGATGCCCAGCTCGGTCGTGCCGCGCATGTAGCCGGCGCCCGAATTGGTCAGGCCTTCATCGATGCCATTGCGGCCCGGCAGCAGCTCGATGGCGCGCTCGTCCCAGAACGGCGAGACGTTGCAGGCCTGGGTGTTCAGGAAGGTCACGGCGGCGCCATTGGCCGGGGTAGCCGACACGTTGGCGTATTCCTTCTCGGCTTGGGTAGCACCCTGCGCCGAGATGATCGGCGGGGTGATCAGGTAGGTGCCGGTGCCGCCGGCCGCGCCGGTCTGCTGGCCGACGATGCGGAAGGTCTTCTGCTGGCCGGTGTCGCCTTTCTGGATGTGGTGCAGCGCGTTCACACCAGCAATCACGAAGGCGTCGCCGATCTTGATGGCGCCGCCGCCAACGGTCAGCGACACGACCTGGTAGCGGTTGTCGACGTTCTGCTCTTCGCCGGAAACGGCCTTGCTGGTCGCCTTCGGGGTGTAGTACTGGTTCGCGCCATTGAAGACGACGCCGGTCGCGGTGGCCGCGCCCAGGCGGTAGGTGTAGTCGGCCTTGAAGGTTTCGAAGCCCGACACATTGCCGATGTAGGCCTTCTCGTAAGCGTTGTCGACCTTCGGGTTGGCCGAGCTGGCCGGCTTGGCCAGGGCGCTCGCCATGCTGTTGTAGTCTCGGGCGTGCAGGATCGACACCAGGCGGCCGTCGTCACCGATCAGACCTTGCTCGAACATCAGCGAGTTGGCGGCGGCCAGGTCATCGAAGCCCGACGCAGCGGTGGTGCGCTTTACGACCAGCGAGCCCTGCAGGCAGGCGATGTTCGCGCAGGCGACGTTGATGTCGGTCGACAGGCGCTGCATGGCCGACTTCATCTTGTGATCGCGCTGCTGCGGGTCGTTCAGATCGTTGCTGGTCATCTTCCAGGGCACAGTCTTGTCGAAGCCCAGGCCGATCGGGACGGACAGCTGGGTGACATCGGCGAACGAGCCGGAGATGTCGGTACCGGCGGCGCCGTCGACCGAGACCGAGACGTACGGGACTGGGCGCCAGATGGAGGTGCCCTGCGAGCGCTCGAGGGTGGTGGCGTCGGCAGTGTAGTGCGAGACATTGCGGCCGATGACCAGGCCGTCATCGAAGCCGGCCAGCAGTTCGTCGAAGAAGACGGTTTCTTGCTTGTTAAATGCGGTTGGCATGGTAGCCCTCCATGAAAACGATTGAGAGAATTGCGGCTGGGCCGCGTGCTGCATCACTCATCCGTTTCCGGCCGGACGGGGGCCACTTGCTGGAACTGCTACTGCCCTTGGGTGGGCGAATCCTGGTGGCCCCGTCTGACGTGGGGGCCTCACGGCAACTTCTTTAGGCTGCTTTCTTGCGATCCCGCAGGTACTTGGCAACAGCGGACCGGTCGCCGCTCTTGTCCGCCTCAGCCTGCAGGCGCGCGAGAGTGTTGTCGACGCCGGTGGCGGCGCCCGCGTTGCCGCGAACGACACGCTCAGGCGCCGGTGGTGCCTTGCGTGGTTGAACTTTCAGTTGGGTCTCCAGTTTAGCGACGGCGAAGACGTACTTCACCGGGTCCTTGATGGCGGCCAGCTCTTTGGCCTTGGCCGGGCTCTTGCCCAAGGCGTAGACCAGCTGCGCCGGGTTATCCGCACCGTTGACGATGATGCCGAGTTGGGTGGGATTGAGCACCTCCTGCGCCGCGGCTTCAGCATCGTCGAAGTCGGAAACCTTCAGGGCAGCGCCGGCAGTCTTGTAGGCGGTCAGGCGCTGATTCCAAGCGGCCTGCTGAGCCTCCTGCTCCTGGCGCACGGCGGTAGCGGCATCATCGGCCTTGCGCTTGCGCTCGTGCCAGGAGGTGAGCTCGGTTTCGAATTTGTCCGGGTCGAAGTCGCAGCCTTCGAGGGTCGGCTTTTCGCCAACGGTCGGGACGGCGGGGGCGGCCTGCTGCTGGGCGGCCTGCTGGGCCTGCTTGAGTTCGCGGTTCTCGCGTGCCAGGTCGCGGGCTTGCTTGCGCAGTTCCTTGACCCAGTTCGGCGCCGGCTTGCCGTCGACTTCGTCCTCGTTGCTGGCGGGAGGGGGCTCGTCGCCGAAAGTGATGACGACTTCTTCGTCGGCCTGGGCGGTAGCATCAGGGGCCGGCTCGCCTTCCTGCTGCTCGCCCTGCTGGTCGGCGTCGCCACCTTGCTGCTGCTCGCCTTGGTCATCGTTGTGGACCTGATCGGCCGTAGCAGGACCACCCGCGCTCGCGCCGCCTTCGTCGCCCTGGAACTGCTCGCGGTACGAGCGTTGTTTCCACATCCAGCTTTTGTACATGCCGTTTCCCCCGTTGCTCATCGATAGGCTCAATGAATGCCAATGGGCAAAATGATAGGCGGAAACTATTTCTACTGCAACAGAAAACGGCAGTATTTATTTCTGTGTTGCGGCTATTCGGCAGTAATAAGTTCTGTGGATGACTCGGCGGTGGGTTGCGGGGTCAGTTCCAGTGCGTCGACGCCGTTTCCGCAGCCGATATCGAACATGCACGCGACTTCGACGGCGCGGCGCGCATCGCAGCCCAGGTGCATCGCCGCCATGGCGTAATCGCGGCCACAGCCGCGGGCGTAGAACGGGCTTTCGATCAGCTCCGGGAAGGGATTCGCGGCGGCGTACATGAAGATCCGGCCAGCGGCGTCGATCCGCAGGGCGCCCGCGCCGCTGTCGTCCTCACAACGTGGGTACGTCGCCGGGTCGCGGGCGCCGCGGAACCAGCTCAGCAACTCGGCCGCGTGCGCACCGCCGCCCGAGAAGGCGACAAGGCCGTCCGGCAGCCGGTGGATCTTCGTCACGGTGTACGCCATGCCCGCTACCGTACCGCGCTTGTCGGCCGCCAGGGTGCGGCCATCCCATGCGATGACGGTCACAGCTCGATTCCCGGCTGGGCGGGAACTTCCGGCGCCGCGGGCTGTGCCGGGGCATCCTGAATTGGGCCCGGCGTCAGCGCGTCAGCCAGTGCAATCGCGTCTGCCTGCACGCCGGAGCCGACCTTTGCGAGCGTAGCCACGGTCTTCGCATGGGTCTCGCCCACGCGCGCCACAGCCAGCGCCTCGTCGGCCCGGGCCTTGCCGGCCGCCGCCGCCAGGTACTCGGCGTTCGGGTCCGGCTGCTGGTTCTGCGCCTCGGCGGCGAGTTGCTGCTTCTCATCTTCGGTCGGCTCAATGACGCCCATGCGCACCAGCTTGTTGCGGTAGTAGGCGCGCACGTCGTTCATGCCTTCGCCTTCCATGTTCATCATTACCATCGAGGTGAGCACGGTCTGCGTCTCAGGGTCGGTGGTCATGCCCAGCATGCCGGTCAGCGCGCGCACGGTCGCGGCGCGCCGGCTGCTCGAGCTCGGGCCGACGTCCGGGACCACATCGAAGCTGGCGCGGCTCATGTCGTTGGCGAGGTAGGCCTGGCCGTCCTGGTCGACCATGGGCTTCAGCAGCTCCACGGTGCTGGTCTGGTCGGCGCCGTCCACCGTCTTCATGCGGCGACCGGGCTCCACCAGCAGATCCTTGGCCATCGACTGCCAGACCTCGCCCATTCGCTTCACGCTCTTGCGGAAGTTGTCGATGTAGATGAAGACCTGCATGTCCAGGCGCTGCTGGATCAGCTCGACGGCCTTGCCCGACTGGTTCGGCTGCAGCTGCTCTCCGGCCTGCTGGTTGCCGAGCATGTCTTCCAGGGCGGTGGCGGCCAACTGGGCCAGCGCGGCCATCGCCGGCGGCATGTTCGGCGCCTTGGTATACGCGACGGGACCGGTCGACAGCGCCTGGCCGGTCTGCGGGTCGGTGATCGGGTTCACCAGGAGGTAGGGGTACTTCTTGACCGCGTCGTCGGCCCACATCTGCGCATGGCCGGCGATCTGCTCAGGCGTGAGGATCGGCTTCTCGATGTCGAAGCGGGCGGCCATCTCGGCCAGCCAGGACTTGATCATGTTGTCCAGCACCTGGGCGTCGCGCGCAAGGCGCACGTGGCCCTGGCAGCGCTCGATGCCGTCGACGTACCAGCGCTTGCCGTAGTAGGGGATGACCGGGATGCAGGTGCCGGCGATATAGCCCTCGTCGGACAGGATCCGCGCGCCGTTCATGATGTACTTGTGGACGCGCTTCACGGTGCGGCGCTTCTCGCGCACCTTGCGGAAGCCGGTGGCCTGCAACTCTTCCGATTTGCCCGGCTTTTCCAGTTCGGCGGCCGACAGCTCGAGTTCGTTGGCTTCGTCGTCGCCCAGGGCGATGCCGCGGTAGAAGTGCACGAGCTCGGTCTTCTCCTCGATCTCGTACACCTCGGCGATCCAGACCACGTCCGGCGTGCACCAGTCGAACTGGGCGCGGCTAATGTCCTTCGGCCAGCTGGCGAGGTCGTCGTCCCATTCGTCCTGGTACTCGCCCGGGCTCATCGACGACAGCACGTAGCAGCGCTTGGCGTCGGCCTTGTCGTACCGCTTGCCGTCCAGGCTGAAGAAGACACAGGTGTCGGCCTCATAGATCGGCTCGATCGCGATGCGCTGGCGGTCGTCCTCGTCGTCTTCCTCGTTCTCGTACCGCGCGCGCAGGCGGATCGCACCCATGCCGCCCGAGGTGCCCTCCTCGAAGCAGTTGTCGTAGGCCTCCTGGGCGCCGCTGTCCTGCTCGTCGGCGCGGAACAGGCCGTCGCAGGTGTCGGCGAGGTCGTCGGCCTGGCTGCCGTCCTTCGGTACGAAGTCAACCGTGATGCGGTTGTTGCGGTACTCGTTCACCACGCGCAGCACGGCCAGGTGGGTCTTGTTGAACTCGAACCGCGGCTTGTTCTCGAACTGCACGCCGACCGGCCCCTCCCACTGTGCGCCAGGGATCGAGTAGAAGCGCCGATCGCTCAGGCACTGGATGCGCACATCGCGCACCGCAGACTGAATTTTGTCGAAATCGCTACGGAAGAACTGGTGTTTGGCGGCGAGGCGCTGCTCGATGCTGGGGCGGCTCATAGCTCTGGCCTTTCGGAAAGAAAATTTCCGATAGTCTACAGCTATCAATGTCGTGCGGAAACGTCTTTTGAAGATACCTATTTGACGGAGTGTGTATATGCGACTAATCTTGCGATGTTCGCCGCCCGAGTCTGCCAACCCAGGCGGCGAACATGCGTTAGATGGTTAGAACCATGGCATTACCGGACTTATGATCAGGATTACCACCGACGGGTGGAGGTTCAAGGTGAAGTGCTTGTTGGTAAAGATCATTTAATTTTCCTAAAAAGTATAGAGCTAGTACCAGAGACCGGGACCCACTCCCGGTCTTTTTTGTCTGGTGCTGTAATTATGCATGGGTTACGGCTGCAAATTGATTTACGACAAGGCAAGCCCACTGTTCCTCAGCGTTTTCCCGCAGATTTTTTCGCAGATTTTTGCAGAAAAACAACGCATTTCTGGCCGAATTTGCCAGCCTATTTGAACGCCTGAAGTGCGCCAATTCCTCCAGCGCGTGGCCGATACCCCCTGTACAGTGGCCCCATATCCTATTGTGGGCCCTATGGCGGCATCAAAAATTTTGACCGGCGTACGGATTTCCTCGAAGTGCTCGGCGAGCAGCGACAGGCGCTCGCCGTCGCTGTCTTTCATGTCCACGCGGATCGAGTCTGAGTGGTCGTTCTCGTCGGCGCACTCGTCCGAGATGGTGACAGCAAATAGATGTCCGCCACTTCGATCATCCAGGTGGAGCACATTCGACTGCGGGCGTTAGTTGATCTGTTCCAAGTAGCAGCTCTACAGGTGGCAGTCGCCACCGATATACAGCGGATCGCCGACCGGAACCTGTACGTCTAGGGGCCGATCTCGTTCACGTAGCGCTCGTGGCACAACTGGCACGACAGCTTGTCGCCGCCCGTGCAGTTGTTGCATAAGTCGCCGTAGAACTGGTGGGAATCGCCGTGGAGGCAGAACAGCGATTGTGCGGCAGCGTGTTGTAGATCATGGTCTCGACGCCGCGGTCGAAGCACAGCTGCACCCTTTCCGGTCCTTGAACGAGGTCTCGCACGCAAGAGCGGCAGCAGGCTCAACAGCTCGTCGTCGGTCTGGTCGACGGTGCTGCGGCCGAAGACTGGTCGAACAGCTCGAAGAAGTGGTTGAAGTCGTGCAGCTCGGTGACGTTCGACTATCGGCGGCCCCAGGGCGATGCCATCGGGATGGGCGCGGCGGCCTGCGGCTTCGGCGCCGGCGCGGCCTGAGTGTTCGCGATCGCGTCAAACATCGGGTCCATCTGGTCATCGTGCGCGCCGCCCGGGAACGCCGCAGCCTCGGCCAGGAAGTCGGACAGCCAGGTCGCGTCCATGGGCAGCAGCACGTTCCCGCTCTCGATGAAGGGCGCCGCGTCGTAGCCCCGCGACACCTTGTCCTTGCTGCGCTGGACCGGGAGAATCGCGACACCCTCACGGCGCAGGGTCTGGATCAGACCAGTGCCTGACGCCTTATCCTCGACCATCATGGCGCGTAGCGGGGCGCCGGTCTTGGCCTTGTGCTTGTGCCAAAACGCCCGGGCATGAACCAGCAGTTCGGGCGCCTCCCACTTGTCGCGAATCTGGTCCAGCAGCACGGCTTCGCCGGTGACGGTGCGCCCCCAGCACTGGAAGACGGTGAAGTCGTGCTTCTCCTCGGTCTTCTGGGCGGTGTCGACGTGGATCATGCGGAAGTCCAACTGCGGCTGCACCGTGTAGTAGCGGAACCACGCTTCCTTCAGGATGCCGCCGCCGCGCGGCGCCGGGCGCTGCTGCAGCTGGCCGGCCGTGCCGTACGAGCCCAGGGTCTGCTCGAGCTCGGCCACCTGGTTCTCCCCGAAGCGCTCGGGGAACATCAGTTCGCCTTCCTTCGTGCGCGGGTCTGTCCAGCCGATCGACGTCGTGCAGCGGTGACCGGGCTCGAAGCGCATCGGGATCCGCAGGTGCACGTAGGGCAGGCCCATGTCGAGGATCACGCCGGACACGTCCTTCTCGTTCAGGCGCTGCATGACCACCACGATGGCCGACTTGTCGTTATTGACACGGGTCGGCAGGGTCTCGGTAAAAGCCAGGCGCGCTTCCTCGAGCGCAGCCGGCGAGTTGGCGTTGTCGGCGCTGATTGGGTCGTCGAGGATCACGCGGTCGCCGCGCACGCCCGTCATCGAGGTGAAGGCCCGCGCCTGGCGGAAACCCTTTTTCGTGTTGCCGAACTCACGCTTGCCGTTCAGGTCGGCCGCCATCTCGATGGGCCAGAGCTGCTGGTACCAGTCGGAGGTGATCAGGTCGCGGCACTTCCGGTTGTCGCGGATGGCCAGCGTCTCTTCGTGGGCAGTACCGACGAAGCGCATCTCAGGCATACCGCGCGGCCCCCACTCCCAGGCCGGCCAGATCACGCCGGTGAGCAGCGACTTCATCGAGCCCGGCGGCACGTTCATGAGCAGGCGCAGGATCTCTCCGTTGGTTACAGCTTCCAGGTGCTGGCAGATCGCGTCGAGGGCCCAGCCCCACTTGAGCTCGGCGGCCGGCTCCAGCACGTGCCAGGCGCGCTGGGCGAAGTGGGCGAGGGAGCGCCGGCACAGCTCGCGCTCGACAGCCTGCAGGTCAGCGTGGCTCAGCTGCATCTTTCGCTTTCATGATCGCGGTGAGCACGTCGGTGGAAAGGCCGGCAACGTCCAGGGTGGACTTCGTCTCGATGGCGCCGCCGCCGTCGCCGGTGAGCTGCATCTTGGCGCCGTACTTCTTCGGCTTCATCTTCTGGGCCTGCTCGACCCGGGCATGGATGCGCAGTTTCGCCTTGCGGATCGAGTCGGCGTCCGGCTTGCAGTTGTCGGCGATGTCCACGATCTCGTCGATCATGACGTCCGTGCGCTCGTCCGTGGCCGCCTCGTACATCTTCTGAAACTCGGGGCGCTCGCCCAGCCAGCGGAAGACCGTGGCCTTGCTCGGCATGCCGGCCTTCTTGCAGACTGAACGGAGCGTACCGCCGTCGGCGATCGCAGCGCAGAACTTCGCGGCAAGCTCGGGAGTGTAGGTGGTGGCGGTCATGATGCGCTGGCGTCGGTTGATATCGATATGATGCCACCAGTCAACGTTACAGCGGAAGCGTTTCCCGCACTTGCCTCAATGAGGAGCGGTCGCAATGAAAGAAGCCCCGGATCTATCGCTGATCACGAGGCTCGGAAGTCACTGCGCAGTAGAATCTACTGCTGAGTTTCCAACAATCGGAAGATCCCTTGTAGTGTTGCTTATTCTTCGACGTAGTTGTCGTAGCGGCCTTCGTGGATGTCCAAGTTGATGAGCATCCATTTACCGGCCGGCTGCCCGAAGATGCGACCAGTCACCGGTCCCTTCTTGGTAACCAGTTGGCCACGCCCGAATTCGGTGTTGTACGCCTGATCGCCGAAGGGCACGGTGATCGTGACCTGATTGTCCGACTCTTCCATCTTGAACGCTTCTGCGCCAGGCTCAACTACCTGGGCAATAACCTTGATGCTCCGCGCGATAATTCCCGGCACGTTCAGCTCGACTGGCTCACCTTGCGCCACCAAAAACGAGCCCGAATAGATAACGTCTTTACCACCGATATTCAGCATATTTTCCCCTCACTGCACTTGGTTATTGCGTTAGCACCATGCCAACACGGCTTAATTGATGGTGAGTAATTGATTTTCAAGTGGAAATTTGACCAGAATCGTCTCGACGGCGGCTTGAGCCTTGCGGAAGGCGTCCACGAAGTAGGTGGCCGAGCGGTGATAGATGCCCACCTCTGCGGTCTCCTGCTTGACGTAGCACCACCACAACAGGGTGCGCGCCTGGGTGATCAGCTGCGGCATGATCGCGTCGAGCAGCCGGGCGTCGGCCAGGTCGAAGGCGCGGCGCTCGCCCTTTTCCATGATCGGCCTGTTGTCCTGGCGGTGGAGGCGCGCCCAGTTCTCCAGGCGCGCGCCGATGTCGCGGCGTTCTTCGGTCACGGCTGTTGCCCTCCGAAGATGATCGGCGCGCCGGCCAAGCCGCAGTAACCGCGGCGGCCCGAGTTGTCTGTTTCGTACTCGGCATCGATCTTCTCTGAAGGCTCCGTCCAGTAGCCGCCCTCCGCTTCTTCCCCCTCGCCGGACAGCGGGATCCAGACCGCATCTGCCGGAACCTCGGTTGGGCGCGGTGGCTCGACCTGGGGAAAGTCCTCCACCGGCCACCACGTAGCAGGCTCTCGGAGCGAGACCTCCCCGTCCGCCCATCGCCACATCGCGCACTGGTCGGCGATACAGCGCGAGCTCATCGGGTTGCGCGGGCCGCGGCCCACGCCGCTGGCACTGTTGCAGCCGCCGACGACATGGTTCTCCCGGCTCACGAGTTCCATCTCGCCACCAGCCGGGCTGCGCTCCTCGATGACTTCGCGCCGCGCGACACGCACCATCGGGCACCAGGTGGCGGCTGCTTGGCCGCGGTTGAGCATCATGCCGCCTCTCCCAGCAGATCGCCCTGCGGCTGCACGGTCGGGATCGCGGTGATCGTCACCACCACCCGGGCCTCGCCGTCCGGCTCCATACGCTCGCTGGTGAGGCGGCGCACCCACTTGTCGTCCTCGATCGCCACGTCCTTGAGCGCATCGAGCAGCACCTTGTTGGCGTTGTCGATGTCGATGCAGCGCACGGTGTCGTCCCAGGCGGCGCCGTTCACGCGCATGCGCTTCTGCCAGTCCAGCGGGCGGGCCGGGTACAGCTTGACGTCGATGTGCACGCGGCCGGTGATGGCGGTGCGCACGCCCTGGGCGCGGCAGTGCGCGGCGATGTCCTTGCGGAAGGCCTTGGCCTCGGTGGTCGGTACGATGCTGATGTGCTTGCCCAGTTTGACCGGGCGCCAGTAGCGATTGGCCGAAAGCGGGTAGGGTAGGGTCAAGGTGATCGGGGGCATGGAACTCTCCTCGTTGTCGTTATGCGCCCGGCGCGGGGCCGGTCTGGTGGTCAGCCTTCGTGGCCCATCTGGTCGTAACCGCCGCAGGTCGCGCTGCAGTAACGGCCGGTCTTTTTCGCCAGGCCGCCGCGATCGCGGTAGTGGATTGTGTGGCTGACCATCGATCCGGACGGGGTTTGCTTGCGGCAGTACGCGCATGGTTCATGCCCTTCCCGCGGTGCGTAGAGCGCGCTGCGGCGCTCGATCTCGGGCGCAAGTGCCTCGGCCGTCCAGGCCAGACTCGCGTCGCTGCCGATCTTCGGGTAAGGATGCGCGCCGCTGACCGTGCCGTAGGTCTGCTTGTAGCTGTAGTGCACCAGGATGTCGCCCAGCGACGGCGCGGCCCAGCCTTCGAGTGCGGCACCGGCCTGCTCGACGTCCTTCTTCGAGATCCGTTCGTCGGCAGCCTTCGCGTAGAAGCCGGGGCGATGCCGGCGAATCTCGGTGACGGCGATGGGCTTCGCCTCATACTGCTCGATGGTGTGGAACTGGCTCGGCACGCCGTCGGGCAGTAGCTCGCGGATGGCTGCTTGGTCCCTGGCGACGATCTGGCCGCAGATGTGGTCGTACTTCTCGCGATTCGTCCTCATGTTGTCTTCTCGTTATCGTTGGTTTGGTTGCGCGCTCGCGCGCGAAGTGGTCTCAGTGGTCAGGCCTTCGCCAGCTTCTGATCGCGCGGGAACTGGTCTCGGCTGACGTCCCGCTCGGTCTTCCTCGCCTGCCAGGTGTCGCGCTCGTTGAAGAGCACGCAGGGCCGTTCGACGTTGGTCGGCAGCACGGACTTCTCCCAGCCGCTGCAGTGGCCGGCTTGCTCCTCGGCCTTCACAGCTGACGGCGCGAAGCGGTTGCACATGCTGCAGGGCTGAGGATCTCGGTTCACGGGTTCTGCCCCCTACGGCGCGCCAGCTCGGCGGCAGCAACGCGAGCCTCCCATTCCTCGTAGCTCTCGTCCGGGCCCTTCGGGTCGGTGCCCTGGGGCTTGCGGATCGGGATCGGCTGGGCGAAGTGCGGAGCCTTGCCGGAGGCCGGCAGCGGCGCAGCCTGCTCGGCCAGCAGCTGGTCGACGATGCGGCTTAGGTACTTGACCGGGATGCTCTCGCCGGGCTTTGCGGCCTTGGCCCTTAGGATCGCGACGTTCAGCACCTCGTCCGTGACACCGGGACTCTCCGACCAGGCCAGCACGAAGGGGTTCTGCGACGTCGTGACGATGTCCTGGGCGCACAGCAGCGCTGTGATCTGCTGGTTGCGGGCAGACGTCGTGACCGGAGAGGCAGGCGATTCTCTCGGCGGATCGTCATCTCGCGGTGTCGGCGGTTGAGATGATGATGATTGGTTTTTAGAAGTTAACTCTCCCTTCTTCTCTCCCTCTCCCTTACACACCGTGACACCCTGTGACATGTCACGCTCCTTGTCCGTGACTTGTTCGGGTGGTTGTTGTGACAAGAACTGAGCAGCAAGGCCGCGCAGAGCCTTCGTTGACACGTTCCATTCAGGCGTGATGCCGTGACGCTTCAGCAGCTCGAACAGCGCCTTGCGGTCTTCCCTCTCACGGGCTTTCCGCTCGGCTTCGGCGCTGCGCTTGTGGTTGAACTCCTCGCGGCCAGGCAATGCAGCCAGCGCCTTCTCGGCCACCACCGGGTGATACCAGCGATCATCCGAGCACAGGATCCAGCCGCGCATGGCGCCTTCTTTGATTCGTTTCCACTTCTCGGCATTGCCGGACAGGTGCGCGAGAACTTTGTCCTTGTTCGGCAAGCTGGCGGCCGGCACCTGGGTCCAGCTCTTGCACCAGAGGGCGACAGCGGCCTTGAACTCGTCGCCGGTCGTCTCCGCGAACATGTCGGAATCGAGCAGGCGGATGACGTCCAGCGGCATGTAGGGCAGACCGCGAAGATCGCAGTCTGCAGGGGTGAGGGGTTCCGGCAGGGAGTCGGTGTCGTGCTGGGTCATGGAGGGCTGACCTCCGCGGTGACGACCACGGCCTGGCGCTTCTGCTTCTCGCACCAGTCCCATTCGTCCTGGTAGTCTTCCAGAGCCGCCGATGGGTTCAGGTTGTGGGCGTCACGCGGCAGGCCGGCGGCATGGTCGCGCCTGGCCTTGCGGCGCACGTTCTCGCGGACTTGAATGGCAAGGTCCGTCATGGCTGCCCCGCTTTCTCGGCCTTGCGGAACTTCTCTGCCGCTTCCTGGAGGTCCTTGACGCTTTTGTCGAGCCGGCCGTACTCACGCGGTTCGTCACAGGTCCTGCGCGCGCGCTTATAGACCCGGTTGCGAATCACGACGTTGTCGGTCATCGCGAGCAGCTTGGAGGCGTCTGGCGCCTGAGCTGGTGTATCCATTTCTTCACTTCCTTTCAGGCGCTGGGGGTGGGCCAGGCCGTCACTTCGCTGATTCCTGGTGGCGCAGTCGGAACCCATTAAAGATGCCTCCGGGCGGTGGTCACGCCGCGCGCCCGGCCAGCTGCACGACCAGGACCCGGACAACGTCGGGATTCCGGTCGCTGGGCCTGGCTCGTACCATGCGTGCGCACAGCGTTGTTGCTCAGGCCGCGCAGGAAGGTGCTGCGCGCGATGCCGAACGACTGGCAGATGCGGTCCAGCCCGGACAGCTCTGCCGGGTTGAACAGCACCTCGACGCATTCGGTGCGGGTTTTCGGGTTGAGGCTCATGTGTTTCTCCTTGGTGGTGCGGGTTGCGTGGGGTAGGTCTGGAACTTCGGGTGGTGCGGGGTTAGGTAGATGCCGCAGAAGTGCGGCGGCGGGAAGGCGCAGGATTGGCCCTGATGAAAGCCCAGTCGGCCTCCGGGCAAAGCTCTTCGCATACCAGAATGCGGTTGCTTTCGCGCTCGAGATTGATCGCGAGTTTTTCCGGGCACGGGCGATTGCCGTAGCCGACCTGGCGCAGGTAGTTGAACGACGTTCCGCACCGGGCCGCGAAGGAATCCCGGGCTTCCACCGGGATCGCATTGAGGTAGTCGATGAGCTTCATGCGCCCGACTTTATCAATTGATATAGATTAAGTCAAGCGATTGATAATTTATCAGATGCTAAAAGTACGCGACAATATCCGAATGAACATGTATCAACATCGTCGCGATCGTCTCCTGGCCTTGATCGAATCTGATTACGGTGGCCAGCGAGTCCGCTTTGCCGACAAGACGGGCCTGAGCGAGTCGCGCCTGGCTCAACTGCTGTCGACCACGTACCGAGACGGGACGGCTTTCACTGAAAAGACGGCACGCAAGCTGGAGGAGTTGGCCGGCCTACCGGTGCTGTATTTCGATCAGGGCGCCGTGCTGAACATTGACCCGGAAGTCGGCCTACCTGAAGGTACTTTCAAGCGAGTGCGCGCTGTCGGAGATGACGATCCGTCCCTTGTGCACATCCCCAAGGTGCGGCTGCGGCTGTCGGCCGGCATAAGCGGCTTCTCGGTTGAACCGGAGCGATACGACGGGTCGACCACAACGGTGCCTGCGGACTGGATCAAACGGCACGGCTACAACCGTGACAACCTGATCTCGATTCGAGTGAGTGGCGAAAGCATGGAGCCGACCCTTTACGAGGACGACCTGGTCGTCATCAACACGGCCGATAAGAAAATGGTCGACGGCCATGTCTATGCCTTCAATTATGAAGGCGAGCCGGTCGTGAAGCGCCTGGAGCGCGACGGCGGCCAGTGGTGGCTCAAGTCCGACAACCAGGATCAGCGGAAGTTTGGTCGCAAGATGTGCCGCGGCGAGGCTTGCATCATCATTGGGCGAGTCGTTCGGAAGGAAAGTGAAAGGCTGTAATGCATTACTCAGTTTTGAATCTGCGCGGTGTGCGGATGGCGGCGGTTTTGGTTGAGATGGGGGAGTTGAGCGACGACCTTATCGTGATGCTGCAGGCGCAGCTGGCCCTGCCAGTGATGCTGGTAGCGCGGCATGAGGGAGACTGGAAGGGCGCGAAGGCGCGCGCGCAGTTTGATACCGCTCCCTATCTAGGGGCACTGCTCGCCCTCGATGACGTGGAATGGTCGGAATTAGCGGCGCCGGTCGAGTCTGATTTACCTTTTTAATGCGAGTAAAAGAATGATCAGAATAATATCGGCAGTATTGATAGCTGCGGTTCTAGGAGGCTGCGCATTAACGCATGAGCAGGTAGTTCAAAAGGCGGCAGCTAAATCAAATACTGAACTGTGCATGAATTCGATTCAGTTTCCGCAATATGGAGATGTAATTTCTGCCGAGCTAGCGAAACGCGGCCACAAGTGCGACTGGGAACAGACAGCTGCACAGGTCCAGGCAGCGGCAGCGACCGAAGCAAACCGGCGCGCGGCGCTGCAGAGTTTAGCTGCTTCGTTCAGCTCCCAAGAGGCGTACCAGGTGCTGCAGCCGAAGCCGGCCGCGCCACTTCAACTGGCATCTGCACCAGTAATATCGACCCAGAGCGCAACAGCATATTTCACCGGCCAGCAGAAGCAGGTGCAAACGGTTACCTACCAAAGTGGTTGGAATTGCGAGTATCGCTATTTGAACCAGACATTCTGGCGAACTTTCGTTGGCAGTTGCCCGACAAGCGTTCAAGTTCAGTAAACGGGACCTAAATGAATTTAACTTCTTGGGGACTTTTGTTCTGCATAGGCGTGGTTGCGTTTATTTTGCTGCAAGCCGTTCGCCGTGTCGAGCGACAGCTGGCTGAGGCGGTCAAGTCTCAGCAGCATGCGATTTCGCGGATCGCCGACCTCGAAAAGGAAGTGAAGGGCCTACGGTCCCGGCTGCGCAGCTCCGAGAGCTAACTCCTCCCAACCCTGCCATGTCCAGCCCGCCCCGCGCGGGCTTTTTTTCGTTCCGACTGTAGCAAATCCAGCATCTTTCCTCCTCGCTCGAATCTTTTTCGCAATTTCTTTATCAAGTGCTTGACGACACTGTTTAGCGTTTGATAAAGTAGCTCCATCGACACCGCTCGTCCACCGAGCCACCGAATGGAGATCAAGATGCGCACCACCACCCCGAAAAGCCGCGAAACCCTGATCGCCGAGACCACCGAGCGCCTGCTGGGCGACTGGGTGGCCGAGCTGACCGCTGGTAGCGCCCGCGCGATCAGCGACCTGCACAACACCGTGCTGGACCGCCTGAGCGAAGACGACGCAAAAGCGATCTTCATCCAGTCGGCGCTGGACCCGGCCGGCGCCGAGAACCTCTTCCAGAACCTGGCCGCGAAGGCGATGCGCGACGTGTGCGCCGCCGACGCCGAGCGTACGGTCGACCTGCTGCTGGGCGACCTGGTCGAGGCCCAGGTCGAAGCGCGCATCGAACGCGCCGTCGACGCCCGCGAGGCAGCATGACCTGCGCCCACTGCAACGACACCGGCAGCCTGTCGAAGGACGTCGACGGCTTCCTCGACTGCGCACGCTGCGACGTCGCCCAGGAGCGCGCCGCGCTGGATGCCTGGGCCGAAGCTGAGGGCCTCGACTGCTACTACTCGGCGCACCTCTGGAAGGTGTACCAGCACGGCAAGGCCGCAGTAGCGGCAGCCATCACCGAATAACAACCGAGCCGGCCGCGCCGGCGGCAATGACCAGGAGATGAGGAATGGGCGAGATCGCCGAAATGATGCTAGATGGGACGCTGTGTGAAGGCTGCGGCGTGTTCTTGAGCGACGAGCCCGAAGGGTTCCCGAGCTACTGCAGCGCGCAGTGCGCGCACGATCGCGGTGCCACCGCTGCGGGCGCTGCCGCTCAGAGCAAGGCTGAGCGCCAACAGAAGCATATCGAGCACCAAGCACGTCAGAAGAAGGCGAACTGCCCTGTCTGCAATCGCCGCGTGAAGCAGATCGGCATGGCCGACCACATGCGCGACGCACATCAGCAGGTGGCGGCATGAAATTTCTCATCACCGCTCGTACCGCCACCGGCCAGCGCACTTATCCGGCCATCGGCGATCGCAACCAGCTTATGGACGCCGCCTATGCCGCGGGCGCCCTGGGCGTGACCATCCTGGTGCAGCCGTGAGCCGCCGCTGCTGTGATGGCGGCTGCCGCCAGGGCCGCACTTGCCCGGTCAGCACCGCGCGCATCCCGACCCGCCGCAGCCTGCTGAGCCGCGCAACCGAAGCGGTCAGCGATGCCTGCGAAACCTATCCCTGGATGCCGATGGCAGTCGCGCTGCTGGCCCTGGTCATTGCCAATTACTGAACCCGCGCACCGTGCGCATCACCACCTGGAGAGCAACTTGAACCAACCCACCACCCAGCTGGCCGTCCAGCAGAACACAGCGCCGGTGCGCGCCGGCTTCTTCGACGCGGCCGGCTTCGACCTCATCCAGCGCGTCGCCAAGGCCTTCGCCAGCTCGACGCTGGTGCCGGCGCAATACCAGAACAATGTCGCCAACTGCATGATCGCGCTGAATCTGGCGCAGCGCTTGAAGGCCGACGAGCTGATGGTGATGCAAAACCTCTACATCGTGCACGGCAACCCTGGCTGGTCGTCGAAGTTCCTGATCGCCAGCGTGAATACCTGCGGCCGCTTCTCGGCACTGCGCTACGAGTGGCGCGGCCTTGAGAGCCAGGAAGACTTCGGCTGCCGGGCGTGGACGATCGAGCGCGAGACCGGCGAGCGCCTCGACGGCGCCTGGGTGGATTGGAAGATGGTCCGGGCCGAGGGCTGGGACAAGAAGAGCGGTTCGAAGTGGAAGACCATGCCGCAGCAGATGTTCATCTACCGCGCCGCGGCGTTTTGGCAGCGCGCTTATGCGCCAGAGATCAGCATGGGCCTGAGCACTCAGGAAGAGCTGCAGGACGTTATCGACGTGTCGTCGGACGGCAGCTACACGATCACCCAGGAATCGCATCGCGCCGACATGCGCCCGGCAAATGCGATTGACCCGCAAGGCGGCGGCGACGCTACCCCGACCTGCACGGCCGAGCACTTCGAAGCGAAGACGGGAGAGTGGCGCGACCTGGTTCATTCGGGCAAGAAGACGGTTCCGCAGCTGATCGCCATGATCGAGACCCGCTTCCTGCTCACCGAAGAGCAGAAGCTGACCATCGACAGCTGGCTCCACGAAAACGACTGATTTCCGGGCTCCCGTGCATGCGGGAACCGCCCACCACCTCACTAAGGAAAGCAAAATGCAGATTCAAAATCTCGTCCAGGGCAGCCCGGAATGGCAGCAATACCGGCTGCAAATGCGTGGCGCCAGCGAAGCGGCTGCAATGCTCGGCCTGTCGTCGAAGGTCTCGCGCACCCAACTGCTGCACATGAAGGCGACCGGTACTGCCCAGGAGTTCAGCGACTGGGTGCAGGCCAACATCCTCGACCATGGCCACCACGTCGAAGCGCTGGCGCGCCCGCTGGTCGAGCAGCTGATCGGTACTGAGCTGTATCCGGTCACCTGCTCGGATGGCCTGTTGTCGGCTTCCTGCGACGGCCTGACCATGGCGGAAGACGTCGCCTTCGAGCACAAGCAGTGGAACCAGGCGCTGGCCGAAGCCGTCGCGGCCGGCGAGCTGCCGGACGAGTACATGCCGCAGTGCCAGCAGATCATGATGGTCACGAAGGCCGGGAAGGTGATCTTCGTCGTGTCGGACGGTACGCCTGAGCGCTTCGTGTGGATGGAAGTGCTCCCGGATGCCGAATGGCAGAAGCGCATCCGTGCCGGCTGGGCGCAGTTCGAAGACGACTTGGCCGACTACCAGCACGTCGAGGTGCTGCCGGCGCCGGTCGCTGCCGCGGTGCAGGACCTGCCCGCGCTGTCCATCCGCGTCGACGGCCAGCTGACCCTGAACCACAACTTGGTCCTGTTCGGCGAGAAGCTGAAAGCGTTCGTTGCCGATATCGACATGAACCCGAGCGACGACCAGGCCTTCGCCGATGCCGAGCAGGCCATCAAGGTGATGGAGCGGGCTGAGACCGCGCTGGGCGCCGCCGAGGCGTCGGCCCTGGGCCAGATCTCGACCGTCGACGACATGGTAAAGACGGTCGCCAGCTACAAGGACCTGGCCCGCAAGACCCGCCTGATGCTGGAAAAGGTGGTCAAGGCGCGCAAGGAAACGATCCGCGTCGAGATCCAGCAATCCGGAAAGGACAAGGCTGCAGCGCACATCGCCGCGCTGAACGCGCGCCTCGGCAAGCCGTACATGCCAGCCATTCCGGTCGACTTCGCTGGCGTCATGAAGGGCAAAAAGACGGTCACCAGCCTGCGCGATGCGGTCGACACCGAACTGGCCCGCTTCAAGATCGAGGCGAATGCAGTCGCCGACCGTATCCAGGTCAACCTGACGACGCTGCGCGATCTGGCCGGCGCTCACACTTTCCTGTTCGCCGATACCGCGTCGATCGTGCTCAAGGCCGCCGACGACCTGGCTGCCCTGGTCAAACTGCGGATTGCCGAGCATGAGCAGGCCGAGGCAGCGAAGGCTGAAGCCCTGCGCGCCCGGATCGCCGAAGAGGAACGCGTCAAGGCCGAGGCGGCGGCAGCGGAGAAGGTGCGCCAAGAGCAGGCCGAGGCGGCGCATGTCGCTGCGGAAGCCGAGGCCGCCGAGCGCGCCCGTGTTGCGGCCGAGACGAAACGCCAGCTCGAGGAGCAGGCAGCCAACGTCGCCGCGGCGCGTGCACGCGACGAAGCTGCA